AGCCAGCTTCATCGCCATCTGCTGACCTTGGATCTGCTCCGACAGCGCACCCCTGTACGCCTGTTGGCCAGCCTGGAGTCCAGCACCGATAGCCTGACCGATGTTGGTTCTCTGTCTACTAGGGCCACCGGCTTGCAACAGACCAGCAGCAAGACCTAGCAGACCCTGCTGTCGAGCCTGTTGCAGTGCAATCTGCGACTCATCTCCAAGCAACCCAGAGACATACTGAGGCTGCGGAAAGAGTCGATTCAGGATTTCTTCCATAACTCACCTCACAGCAGAGACAGTCTGCGCGATTCAATCGGCTCTAGGTCTTGCATAAATGGCACAGGTGGCAACCCAAACCTGCTTTGCATCGTCCTCATCCTGCGATCCATCGGGATAGTGTCGAACATTCCAGCATCGATAGCGCGGATCTGATCGAGTGTGATCGGAACCTGCTGACTAGGACGCAGCGGCATAGCCTGTGCAACCGGAGGTTTAGGTTGCAACGCTCCAGCCAACTGAGCGCCAGCCATCAGGCTTGCAGGAGTCGTTGCTTTGGACATGAATCCAGCTAGGGGTGACGCAGGAGCAGCAGCCAGTTGAGTCTCTAGCGCCATGCCAGGGATAAAAGTTCCTCCAGCAGCAGCACCAGTTCCGGCAGCACCTGCGGCTCCAGCACCAGCAGCAGTGCCGCCCATAAGAGCAGGAGCAACAGCACCACCACCGTAACCGAGAGTCGCTCCAAGGAGCGCACCCTTGATCGGATCTTTCTTATTAGTGGCAGCACCAGCGACAGCCCCAATAGCGGCAAGAGTTACGGGATCAGCCATGTTTCACCTCATGCCGTAGTGTTGGAAGGACTCGGTTGATTGAATGCAGACACCAGCGCAGCACCACCAAGCAGAGAGGCAGCAGGGTTAGTGTAGGAAGGTGCAGCCTGTTGAGCGCCAGCAGGGAACCCACCGAGAAACGCACTGTACTGCTGAAGTGCCCTGAACGGAGCTTCCTGCTGAAAGTTGTATCGATTGATAGCGTCTTGCAATGCTTGACGCTGATACTGTTCCTGCAACTGACCAGCTTGCATCAACCGCTGCGCTCCAAGGTAATCTTGTTCAGCAAGACCAGGAGCAAGTTGCGCTGCTTGCAACATAGCAGCCTGTTGAGCTTGCTGTGCTTGAGTTTGCAGTTGACGCTCAAGACCGTAGGTCTGGAATCCTAACCGCTCACCCAAACCGGACAGTCCGGACGCAAGAGCTTCCGCTGCACCTGCTTGCATTTGCCCCATTGCAGCAGAACCGTATCGTCCTGCGCGAGAGGCTTGAGAGGTGATGTTGCCGATCTGCTGCTGGAACTGTTGTTCCAACGGTCTTGCAAGAGATGCAAACGTGCCTTGCAGGAACGGGTTATATCCGAGCATTGACCCGCTTGCAGTAGCTGCCAGTGGACTCTGACCAGCAGCAAGTTGCTGTACGGTCTGTTGAGCCTGGGAAACTAGCGGAGATCCTGCCTGTGCGCGTTCAGCAGCAGACTGGATCGCTTGAGTCGTAAATCCAGAAGGCCCGACATAGGTTTGACCAGGAAAAAACTGCGGGACAAAACCCGCTCCCATCTCGCCAGTCGTCGGATCTTTGAACTGCAATTGACCCGTCTGGAACAGACTCTGAGCGCCACTCAGACCCTGCTCGACAAACGGAACAAGTCTAGGATCAATCCTAGTTTCGGTTACTTCCGGTCTGCTTCTGGAACCCATTTTTCACCTCTGCAATCCATTTAACCGGCTTAAATCCATAGTTACCGGCTATCTTCGCCCATCCCGGACGACTGCTGTCGAATGAGATTTTACGCGCTCCACCCGCTAGCGCAATCTCATGGGCATGACGGAAACCATCTTCCATCAGAAACTTGCCCCAACCAGCCCAGATATGCAGAGTGTCACCCATCGGTTGCAAAACTCCAAACCCGACAGGATTTCCGTCCTCTACCATCAACCAGAGCATTGACCGTCCTTCAAAACAGTCAACGTAAATGTCCTCTGGTATCCACTGATCCCTGCTTGCCCTCTTCACCTCCAGCAGTCCAGGTCTAACAAATTCCCACACTTCCCGCAGTCTCTGCGGCTCTACAAACACTCTAACCGAGGACGACATAGCGATACGTCTTATCCGCAGTCGAGTTCGCAAAATGACTGATCGTTGCCTGACCGTATCCTACAGATGACGCATACACATCAGACGTAGACGATTCATCGATCTTGTTGGCAGTCACAATGACACTCGGTGTCGCTGGCCTTGTCGGAGTGGTCTGCGCTGCAAGATGCTCAATCGTCACCAAGGTGCTTGTCGTCGCCCACATAACTTGAATGTAGTCGTTCGCAACAACATCAACGTAAAAGTTCAGAGACGCAATCAGGTGACCGTCTGTGCCGCCATGACTGTTTGGAACCGAAAACTTGGAGTTGCTGTTTGCAATGTCAGTCCCGTTCTTCCTGAACCAAACATCCACATCTTGGATCTGTACATCATCGTTTGCAAACTGAATCGAAAACTGGACGTTGTAGACACCAGCAGTCTCAAACGTGATCCTGGAGTTGCTGACAACACTGATGCCTTTGGAAAAGTCAGTCGTGTTGTAGGTAATTGCGTATGCCGTTGTCGTATTGGCAGCAGCCTGATCTGTTGAGTCAGAAAACGATCCAAACGGAACAGGATCAGCCATTGCCGCAGCAGACGATGGCATCAGCAGAATCAAGCTCTCAGGACTAATCCGAGCGTCGTACAGCGTGGTTGACGTAGCATCACCAGTCGCCAGAGTGAGATAGCCAAGACTGTTGATCTTGCCATCCAGCACACGATTGACAATCTCAGCAACCTCTCGCTGACTGCCGCCCTGCTGAGGCAACCTACGAAACATCAGCGCCCACCAACAGGAACAATGTCCACATCGATCCCAACAGCAGTGTCGTAGTTCCCTGTCGGGGTGATACTCAGCCGATGGTAGTTTCCTCGAGACCGTAGACTCACCCGGTTCTCGCTATCAGCAGATACCGCGGTAGAGTAGGTTATAGACCCGTCCAAGCGTTTTCTGCTTGCGACTGATACCGTAGCACTGCCGTTGTCGATTTGTGGCCTAGCAAGCCGTATAAGCGTTTCCTGGCCCTCTACGGTGATGTCGCCTGTGTTGATCGTTCCGGTGAGATCAGTTCCAGCAAAGGTGACAATCCTGGCCCCGGATACACCACCCAGGATCAGTTTGCCACCAGTCCACAGACGCGAGTCCAGAGAGGCTGGCAGCGCATCCAAACTCGCAGAGATGTTGTCCAACTGTTCCAAAGTAGTAGACGCAGTGGCAATGCTGGAGATGTAGTCAGCACCAGAGTCACCGTGTGACCAACGATCTGTTGACCAGTTGTAGATCAGGAGCTTCTGGACGTTGAAGATGTCCCGGAAGCACCACAGCACCAGTTTGTTGACAAAATCGACAGCAGCACTCATCTTGCTGAACTGAGATGGATCTGCGTTGGCGTAGAACCACCTATCAACCCTCTCTGCTCCGATAGGCTTGACCTGCTGACCATCGGTCATGAAGAACCCGTCATCGCTCAGGAAAAACGTCATCGGGCCATATTGAGCAATAGATCGAGACTCGTAGCAACCTACGTTTCGAGCAATGTTGTCGAACTGGAAGAACAACGGTGCGCCGATGTAGGTCATGCGATACAAACCACGCTCCATCAGCACGACACCAAACTCGCCTCCGGTGATCCCGCGAATCTCACCACCGTCAGGGATGTCCTGGGTGTCGGATTGACTGGCAGCACCAGGAGTCCAATCCGTCTCATCGTTAATATCAGACCACAACACCCTGTTAGGGTAGGTCGAGGTCTTGCCAGCAACAACAAAGTCCCGCACAACGGTCACAAACGATGCTGTAGGAGCAGCAGCAGCAAGGTCAGCAAACCTTGTGCTGGATGCCATGTTCCAAGCTTGCAGCTTGTCCACACCGTTGGACGCGATCACCTGCGATCCAAACTGAGTGAACTGCCAGAAGTCAGTTGTTGAGTAGGCAGTCGGAGTCCTGGAAACATCATCCAGATCAGCATCAGCAGGATCGAACTTAAACAGTTTGCCAGCACCAGCACCGAATAGGGTGGTAGCGCCAGCCCATCGACCAACAAACACAGTCAGCAGATTCTCACTAGCAGCATCAGACAGGTTTGCAGTCCCGTTGAGAGACGCATAGCCCGATGCTGTAGGGTAGATGTTCTTAGCCTCGGTCAGGTTCCCAGAAACCCCTGGCCGATCTGGTGTCCACTGACCGAATGCAATCCTCATTGTGCTGTCCAGTTATTAGATCCGGTTGGCTGTTGAGTCCAAACATTCGACCCACTCACAACAGCAATCCAATCATTGTCACTCTCTGGTTCATCTATCCAAGAACTAACATCAACAGGGTCAGGAATCCAAATATTCACTCCATCATCTGGATTGCTCCACACTCCTGACAGTGTAACCGTTCCTAGTTGTGTTGTCCCCTGTAGACCAGAAACATTCAGAAAGTTGTTGCTCTGGAGCGTAATAGTTCCAAGAACAGATGTGCCTTGTACGCCCGTAACAGGGACAACGACAAGGATCGTAACAGTTCCAGTTTGCCCTGTGGCAAATACGCCAGTTGGCAAGACCACCGCACTAGCTGTAACAGAAACTTGTCCGATCTGTCCAGTTGCTTGTAATCCAGAAACAATTGCCGTTTGGTTAACGGCGATTGATACAGATCCAACGTCCGTACTTGCAGATACTCCAGTAACAGGAACAATTATTGCAATTACAACATTGCCAGTTTGGCCTGTTGCTGAAACGCCAGTTGTCAAAACGGTTGCATCAGCAGCAACCGTTACATCACCAATAAATGTATTTGCTGAAACGCCAGTTGTTAAAACGGTTGCGCTAGCAGCAACTACAACACTACCAACTGATGCGGTAGCTGTAACTCCTGTAACCAGTACATATATGTCTCCACCAAGCGCAGAGAATGGAGACTCCGAAAATGACTGGAAACCGTACATTCGACTGTCTTCTATCCAGCCGTGTCAGGCTGTGCGTTAAGTAGCGCAACCAGTGCCTGCTTTTGCTCAAGTGTCAGAGCGGCAAGCGGATCTGCCACAGGCTCCGGCGCAACAGGCTCAGGTGCTGGCTCAAGCGTCCACACTTGCCTCCAGACTCCATGCTCGTCTTGTTGCGGATCTTGCTCGACCGCAATCATGCCGGATGACCTGGGCATCTCTGTTGGTATCACCAACGGAATTCCCGCCTCTTCCAGAGCGGCAACATTGACGTTTTGCGGGATCGACCCATCAGGGTTTAACAAGAATTGTTTTCGCATGACAACTTTTAGAAGAACGTGATAACGATGACATACCCATTTGCGCCATTGCCACCAGCACCGCTGTTGGTGCTACTACCACCAGCACCGCCGCCGCCGCCACCACCACCTGGGAATCCTCCAGCACCACCAGCACCAGCAGCACCGGCAGAATTCGATGATCCTCCACCACCACCGGAACCACCAAAAAAATATGTGGTTGTAGCGCCACCAGCACCACCAGCACCACCAGCAGATCCGGCAGTCCCGCCACCACCATTAGTCGTCGCTGATGAACTGGCGATTGACCCACCCAACCCACCAGCGCTGCCACTATTTTGCGCGGTGTTCCCGGCTCCGTTCCCAGCCCCTCCACCACCACCACCGGGGCCATAGCCTCCTCTGCTTCCCTCGTTCCCTGTTGTTGTTGTGCCGCCGCCGCCAATGTTGGTGTAGTTTGTGTCTCCGTTCGATCGGATTACGAAGTTGCCGCCGCCAGTGCCACTAGTGCC